ACATTTAGCCAAACTGCAAATACAGCGGTAACTATTTTAGTAAAAGATAATGTAATAGGAGGATGTCAAGCTAGTAAGACAGTAACAGTGACAGCACCGCCACCACCGCCATACTGTCCGAGCCTTTCAGATTTTACTTCTAACCTAAATGGGATACCAATGGCCAATATATCATCTGGTGTATACGCATCAAACTCTATAACATACAATGGACCTTCTCCTATATCTGTAACACTTCAGTGGCATGCCTCTGACGGTAATTCAAGATATCCAGGCTTTAATAGTTACTACTCAAGAAGCTTGACATTAAACCCAGGAGCTTCGTTTACATTATCAGTATCAGGGATACCTAATGGATACACTGTAAATGCTTATGGAGATCAATTTATCTGTTAATATTAAAAAGAATTAACCAAACATGACATACTCAGAATTTAGATACTCATTAACAGGTAACCTACTTCCAACTGACCCTACTACTATTATAGTAAACTATAATACAGTAGGAGGCGTTACTACTATAGATGACGTTGCAATCTTAATAGAAGGCAATTTACCACAACTACAGGAAGCAACTTTAATTAGTTTAAATATTCCCCAAGCAGGAGGTATTGTTAACATAAGTGTAGAACCATCAACAGCTCCTTTAAGACTAGTAGATCGAGGAGTAGTAGGGCCGTACTACTGTTATAGTATACTGACACCTGAGCAAAGACCAGTAATAACATTACTACCACAATCGGATCCCGAAGAGTATCACACAGGAGTAGTAATAGAGCCTATAACTGCAACAGGAGCGTATAACTATAATACGTACAACCCACTAATAGGTAATACTATTACTGATAGGAAATCAAGCTACATAGTGTATTCAGATAGAGGAGCGACTACTAAAGAAACAGGTACAAACCCTGTTAACATAGTTAGTATCCTAACTAGCCAAGCAGGACCTGCTAGCGTGCAAGATAGTTTATACTCCGATACAGGATGGAAAAATGGTAGATACGAAGGAACGAAGACTACTGCAGACGGATATGGAGGAATCGATCCTACTATTGCAGGAATATCGTTTACAGGAGCTTATTACCCAATAAACATAGCCGATGCTACAATAAGTGCAGCTACTACAGATACTCGTACGATAAAGGAGTACTTTTACATACCAGGAAAAGGAGTAAGTACTTCAATACCCGTAGTAACAGTTCCATCCGCTTCAACAGCTCCTACTGCTGTATACGAAGCATCCGGACCAACAAGTCCTACAAGAACATCTTTTGACTTTGAAGTTACATCTGGAGCTACTGAAGTAACACCTATACAAGTAGGAGACTATATGTACTTGTACAATGTAGATGAAATAGTAAAAGTTGAGCAAGTAGAGAGAGTGGGAGGTACGACCAATACTACAGTGAAGAGGTATATGTTCGGAACAAATCCTAATCCAACCACGAGTTTTGTAACTACAACTGCAAGAGTGATGAAAGACATTAGTAGGATATACCAGGTTGAAAATAATAGAATAGAGTTCGTATCAGAAGGAAAGGTATGGATAGAAGCCTCAGGAGACATCCTAAGAATGGACGAATTAGGATACTCTGCTACAGGCAGTGTAGCTCTTTAGTAGTCTACTAAAATAAAATAACGTATATTTATTAATAAAAACATATTCAAATGGGATATTTAAGTAATTCAGTAGTAACTGTTGATGCTATTTTAACTAAAAAAGGAAGAGAGCTTTTAGCAAAAGGAGATGGCTCTTTCAAAATTACACAATTTGCTTTAGCAGATGATGAGATTGATTATACTTTATACAATCCAGCACACGCATCTGGATCGGCTTACTACGGAGAAGCAATTGAGAACATGCCACTATTAGAAGCATTTCCTGATGAAACTCAAATCATGAAGTACAAGCTAACTACTCTTCCAAGAGGTACAGCTAAGCTACCTATTTTAGATTTAGGATATTCAGCAATCAGATTGAAGCAAGGAGCCTCATTAGCTATCACACCACAAACTCTTAACTACTTAGGATCTACTCAAACATTTGAGGCAGGAGGATATGTAGCAACTTTAGCAGATGCTAGAACAGTTAACACATTTAATGGTGTTGGAGTTAATACAGCTGAAGCAGAGAGACTGAATTCAACTACTACACTAGGAACTAACGTTTCTAAGACAGTAATAGGGACATCAATCAATATTACAGCAACAACAGTAAATACGTTGTTTGGTGACGCAGCAACACTTCAAACCACTCTTACAATTATTGGTAGAGATTCTGGAGCTAGAGTAACAATCCCAGTAACAATCATAAAAGTAAATTCATAACATATGTCATTTAAACGATTTGACCAAGAGGATATTACCATTAGTGCAGAGTCAGTTGTAGCACCAGCTTGGACAGGACAAGTAAGTACTTTAACGACATTCTTCACAAGCTCACAAGCAGGGAGCACATCAGGAAACTACTACTATAATGTATACCAAAGCGATCCCTTAACAGTAGGATCAGAAGTACAATTTGCAGTAGGATTTGGAAACGTAAACGGAAGTGGATCAGTTCCCTTCACAGCAGGTATTCCATCTAAAACTCCTTCTTCTGTAGTATACGGACAGTACAGAACACTGGTAAATGGAGATGAAGATACTAACTTTACATTTGGAGAAAAAACACCTAACTCAGTTTATATCATTGCAGTTAATAGATCAAGATATAAAGAGAAGTTGCTACCAGGGAGCTTTAATATTAAGTTAACAGGAGGACGTACTTTAGAGTTAATTGACAACAGTTCAACATTAACAACACTATCTTATGTAGACTCAGGAAGAATTTACGATATAGTTAGTGGATCGATAATAAACGGAGTAAGCACTCCTGCTACTGTTTCTCAGACCTTCACAGATGCTTCAGGATCTTTTGGTAAATTCTTACCAGACGTAGGACTAATTGTCCTTAATGCAAATGCAATTAAAGATGCAACTTTTGGAGCAGGTATTACCCTTAGTGAAACAAATGGAACAGATGGATTAAATAATCGAAAAATATTTGATGCAATTGATGCTGGAGCAAGTTTTACACTTCGTTCAGAAGAGACCGTTACATCAAACTACGTATTCGTTAGAGTAAGAAACAGTGAATACAACTACTCAACTAACCCATCTAATATCACAGGATCAGGAGAATTGAGACACACTATTATGGTAAACACTCCACAATCCTATATCACAACAGTAGGACTATATAACGATAATAACGACCTACTAGGAGTTGCTAAATTATCAAGACCACTATTAAAGGACTTTACAAAAGAGGCATTAGTAAGAATCAAACTTGACTATTAATGAATGGGTGCTTACAAAAAGTTAAACAAACAAGATGCATACATAACTACCTATACTGCTCATAAACAATGGGCAGTATCAGGAAGTGGATTAGCTGCAGCTGGAATTACAGTAAATCTAGCAACAGGATCTTACCTAAGTAGTATGCAGCAAAACTACTATCCACCCAAGGATAGTGGAATTTCCCCTTCACACTCTTTTGACCCCTCATATCAAACTACATTAGACTTTCCGTTAGCTAGGAACCTAGTTACCGGATCTGCTATTATATCTGTACCAAGAGAACTGTACGGTGTAGCTATTAAACCTAAATCAGTAGTATTAGACATACAACCATCCCTATACGTGGAGCCAGGCTACTGGAACCTAGGGTATACAGATTTAGTAGATCCAGGATTTAACATACAACACACTTACGAAGGGTTTGATGAATGGGAAGTAGGATATACCGATGATTTGGCAGAGAGCTATAGAGACTATATCTATGATGACGGAGAGGGTAACCTGTTTGAGAGAGTATTGGATCCACAAACTATGGAATATACTACCTTTCATATAGGGGATATTATCTACAATCAAGGAATGATAATAATCACCTCACAGAAGTATAGAGAGTATATAGCAAATCTTGCAACAATTACATTATGGTTTAAATCTACAGTGCCAATATTTACACATAACTACCACTGTAAATTAAGAGAATCTGAATTTAATTTAACATACAATCCAAGTGCAATTAGCGCATCTATCAAAACAACCTACGATAATATAGGTGATATTTATAATAGTGCAGCAAAAGTAAACAACGGACAGTTAAATAGCAATGTAACAGGTTCGGACTTCCAACCATACATTACAACAGTAGGATTATATAACGATGCTCACGAATTAATAGCAGTAGGTAAAATGGGACAGCCGGTACCTAAATCGGCAAATACAGACATGACGTTTGTAGTAAAGATTGATATATAAAACATAAGACATGGCAATAAAATTAAGAACCGACCAATCAGTAGAGCTAACCTACCAAGAAGCAGATGAGAATTTCTCATCGCTATTCTACTCTGCATCCATCTCAGGAAACACTCTCTCGTTATACTATACAGGAAGCTCTTTTGCACCAACAACAAACCCAGTTAATATAGCTATTCCTACATCGGAGGGAACTAGGTGGACTGCAAGTTTAGGTGGAAGTATTACTAGAAGTAGTGATGTGAGTGTTGTAGGAAGCATTTCAGCAACAGGAGCAGTAACAGGTTCTGCTTTTAAGGTAGTAGGAGGAACATCAGGACAAATCTTAGTTGCGAATGGTACAACCATTTCAGCAGGAAGTAATATTACTATATCAGGAGGAACTATTAGTGCCACAGATACTAACACAACTTACACAGCAGGTACAGGACTATCTTTAACAGGAACTACCTTTGCATTAGCGGATCAGCCACTGCACTATAAAAAAATGGTACCTTATACGGTAGTTGAGTATTACGGATCATTAACAGCTTTTGATTCTACAGGAGCAGGAACAGGGGACTGGGTTAAGATATACCTATGTAACGGTAACAACGGAACACCAGACAAAAGAGGAGTAGTAGGTGTAGGAGTTACAGACGGAAGTATGAAAGGTGGTACCATGGCAGCTGCAGTAGCACCAGGTGGAGGAAACCCTACATATACCTTTAATACAATAACAGGAGCAAACACAGTAACGCTTACAGTGAACCAGATGCCTGCCCACGATCATGCAGGATCTTCTGCATCATCAGTTACAAGTGCCCACTCCCACCTTATAGCAGCTCCAGGTGGATCTGCTACCCTAACCTCTACCAATACAATGTCACAAGGATATAGTACAAGTGGTAACTTAGGATACTCTTTGGTAGGTACAAATAGTACACCAACCATAGGAAGAACTTCAGCAACAGAAGCTACAACAACAACAACTGTTACATTAGCATCACAAGGAGGAGGACAAGCCCACAGTAACTACCAGCCAGGTCTAGGATGTTACTACATAATGTACATACCATCATAACAAAGAATACCTGTTTATATAAAAGAGAACACACATGGCAATACTATTAAGAACCGACAAAGGATCTAAGTTATCATACATAGAAGCAGATGAGAATTTCTCATCTCTTTTCTATTCCGCATCTATAGACGGAAATACATTATCTCTATACTATACAGGTAGCCAATACGCTCCAAGTGTAAACCCTATAACAATAGATATTCCGCAAGGATCATCATATTGGACAGAGGATCTTGATGGTAGTATTTACAGAAATAGTGCAGTAAAGATTCTAGGAAACACTAGAATAATAGGGGCTGTTTCTGGATCAACACTAAAACTAACATCACTTCCAGTAGGTACAGTTGAGACTAAAATACTAGTAGCTGATAACTCAGGAAATGTAAGGTATAGGACAGACTTAAACCTACAAGGTATTCAAGGACTACAAGGACTTACAGGAACAGGTACACAAGGAGCAACAGGAACACAGGGATCAACAGGATTTACTGGAGAACAGGGTATTCAAGGATTTACAGGAGAACAGGGATTAAATGGTACACAAGGAGCAACTGGTACTCAAGGAGTAGCAGGAAGCATAGGAGGAGTAGGTACCCAAGGTACACAAGGATCTACAGGTATACAGGGCTTACAAGGTAACCAAGGAGTACAAGGTAACCAAGGTACAGTAGGTAACCAAGGAACTCAAGGTATTCAAGGAACTAACGGATCTCAAGGAATTCAAGGTATTCAAGGTAATCAAGGTATAGTAGGATCTCAAGGAACTAACGGATCTCAAGGAATTCAAGGAATTCAAGGAACCGATGGATCTCAAGGAGTACAAGGAGTACAAGGAGTACAGGGATCTCTAGGTATTCAAGGTATTCAAGGTACAGTAGGACTGAAAGGAGATACGGGACTAGGCTTTACAGTAGCTAAGATATACAGCAGTGTAGCAGCTCTACAAGCAGATACGAATCCATCAGACATATTCCCAGGAGAGTTTGCATTAATCGATACAGGTAATGTAGAGGATGCAGACAACTCAAAACTATACCTATGGGACGGAAGCCAGTATATATACGTTAATGACCTAAGTGGTACAGCAGGTATACAAGGTGTTCAAGGAGCAAGCATACAGGGAACTCAAGGTACGATAGGAACTCAAGGAATTACAGGAATACAAGGAGTTACAGGTTCTCAGGGAACTACAGGTATTCAAGGTACTGAAGGAGCTCAGGGTACAACTGGACTTCAAGGAGATATGGGACTTCAGGGAATTCAAGGAATAAGTGTTCAAGGATTACAAGGTACTCAAGGACCTCAGGGAACACAGGGAGTTCAAGGTACCCAAGGGATTCAAGGAACTCAAGGAATTCAAGGATTACAAGGTGTACAAGGACCTCAAGGTACCCAAGGTATTCAAGGGACACAAGGAGTACAGGGTATTCAAGGTATCCAAGGTACAACTTACTTACAAGGTACAGGAATAAGTTTAGCAGGAGGATCTATTACAAATACAGCACCTGATCAAACTGTAGCACTTACAGGAGCAGGAGCAACTAGTATATCAGGTACTTATCCCAACTTTACCATTACTTCTACTGATACCAATACCTGGGTTGCTAACTCATTAAATGTAGCAGGATACGTAGCAGCACCAGGTGCTGTTGCAAATAAAGTATGGAAAACAGATGGATCAGGTAACCCAGCTTGGAGAGATGATGCAGGTACGACTTATACAGCAGGTACAGGATTATCTTTAACAGGAACTGAATTTAGTAATTCAGCACCTGACCAAGTAGTAGGATTACAAGGAACAGGAGGAACTACCGTAACAGGTACCTATCCTAATTTTACA